AAGGACATTCAATGGGACCAGAACAGTCTGATGACTGAGTTGGCTCAGATACTTGTTACGAAAGGAAAGAAAGCGTGGAAGCTATAAACCGTCCAACATGGGAACAGAAGAAGTACATGATGGAGATGGAAGATGCTGGGCTTCTGTCTCCTGAGTGTGCTACCTGTAATACTTATTTCTATCCAGCCATAAAAGAAGGAAAACACATTCACGAAGTGTTCGCACCACGTCACAAAGCAAGTGATAGGTGTGAGTCAGGTAAGCATCCACATTGCACATGTGATGTGTGCTTCTAATGACTAAAGCAGAGCTTATCAAGCAACTAGAACCATTCGAAGATGATATCATTATCACTATCAGAGACCGCTATGATAGTGATTTAATTAAATCTGCAGAAGCACAGTATTATGTAAGGTTAGATTACGCTGGCATCAACGATACATCTAGAACAGACGATGAAGCTACCTTACTAATAGAATAGTACGTGGTCAGGTAAACATAAACATATGACTAACTTAAAGTCAGTCAGTATAGGACAGAATAAGTTCTGCGGTCCAGCCGTTCTTTCGATTCTAACTGGACGCAGCACTGATGATTGTGCCTATACAATCAGTCGCATTAACGGACACTACGATGTGCGTGGTGTTATGTTAAGTGACTTGTTGAAAGCCGCTGACAAACTTGGATTCAATAGCGAGTTAGCACCGTCAGGTACAAGTCTATTTGGCACTTTCGTTCGACTCAGCAATTCAGACGGAATGTATATCATAAGCATTCCAAATCATTTCATTGTCATTGAAGTGATTGACAAGAAGATATACCTCTGTGACAACCATACAAAGGAGCCAATTCCTGCTGAATCTTCAGCTAGAATGTCTCAGAAAGTAGAGATGGTTCACAGAGTATGGAAGAAGCCGGTTCCTCCTCCACCTTCTACGCCAATTCTATTGCATACTTCGATAAAGCTGAGTCACACAGCAACGGCCATTGACATTGAAAGGTTAATGGAATACGTAAACCCAATGGATAATAGAACAGAATATATTGGAGAGATTAAGGCTAGAGACGAGAATGAACTGATGGCAGTTCTTGACAAGTTAAAGAGTCTATGGGTAACGCTGGATTTGGAGAAGTAATGAGATTCACTCGATTGTATTTCCACATTGGAGATGATTATTACTACGAAGTATTAGTTATCTACATGAGATTGGTGAAAAATGGTTAATCAAGAAATCACCGTGGCGTTAGAGCTGGCAGACAAAGCCGTTGCCCGTAACAGATGGGCGACGCTTCACGTAGATAGTAAAGAGGTTACATTGGTAATTGGTCCAATGAACTCACGAGGCGAGCGAGAACACAAATCAGCTACATACAGGTTCTACACGGATGCGGCTGGAATCGTTCATTACAACACGTACGCACATCCATGAGTGATGTACAAATTGCATTCTGTTTGGGATTAGCTTGTGCTTATATTCATGTTTTTATTCAGATTTGGTTTAGGACAAAATAATGAATGCACTAGCATTAGCAGCATGGTTAGCATGTCAGTCATTTGATGCAACTACAACTACAGTTGCACTGAGACGTGGATATGCTGAAGGTAATGTAATTATGAGTAAAGGTCACATTCCAATTCGTATCAGTATCAACATTGGAATGTTACTTGCATATCGCAAGACAAAGGCTAAGGTAATTCCAATCACTCTAGCCGCTAGCGGGTGTGCAGCAGGAACGTGGAACACTTATCAGATGAGAAAGGATAAGTAATGGAAAAGGTAAACATAGTCATGGACATGTCACAGTTTGACATGTTCAGGCTATGCGAACAACGATTTCACAATAGATACAATCTAAACAAAACTGCGCCGACAAAAGCAACACAGTTAGACCGTGGCATTCTCGTACACATTGCAGCTGAAACATACTACGAGATGCTAAAGGATGGAGCTAATTATCAAGATAGTGTGACAGCCGCTCTTAGCAAGATACGACAAGCTAGCGTCATATCGACAGACTTAGAACCTGAAATGGTTAACAGAGTCATTGATGTGATGGAAGAGTATTTCGACCATTGGCGAGTAATTGACCAGAACCTACACATTGTAGCCGTTGAACAGCCATTCTTATACTTGCTACACGAGGATGAAGAAATCAAGATTCATCTAGCCGGTAAGATTGACATCATCACTAGCGACAATCAGTACGAGAATAAGCCTATGGACCATAAGAGCTATGACAGGTCTTATGAAGTCACTAGGATGAGCAATCAATTCAAGAATTACTGCTATGCTACAAAGAGTAATTTCTTGGATATCAATCTCATAGGCTTTCAGAAGACACTCAAGCCGCATGAGAAATTCAGACGTGTTCCACTCAGCTATGACCCATACATTCTAGAAGCATGGAAACAGAATGTTATTAAGGTTATGTATCATTACTTGACTTGCGTAGCTGAAAATTCGTGGCCTTTGAATGAAACATCATGTGATAAGTTTCACAGACGTTGTGAATACTTTGGACCATGTGATGCTAGCGGTGCAGAAGCTAAGTTCTACAAACTCAACGCAGACTTCATCACTGTAGACCCTTGGGACGTATCAAAGGTACTACGTAAAGCGTCTGAGGTTCTCAATGATGAAATCAAGAAGAAAGAAAATCAATCAGACAGCAGCGTTCCAGACAATCCTAGTTAATCAAGTAGAGGTTGTCTATAATGGAATCATTATTGGGCATGGTCTAGCATATTATGATGGCGTGGCTATGTTAAAGCCCGACATTGTTAGTTTGACCGGAGGGTGTCTTCCGGTAGAGACTTATCTACTTCGATTCACAGATGACCCACGTTTGGCTATACTACCGGAGAATGTACAATGAAGATAGAACTTAGTAAGACTAGATACACTCATATTGAGCTGGATGAGAAAGATATTATACAATTTGTAAACACGTACCATAAAACAAAGATGATTCCAGATAATGCTGTTATAAGATTTTACACTAAGCAGGGACATTATTATGATATTAGTGATGAGTACCCAATAATTATTTTCTTTGAAGAAAAGACAGAAGAGAAAGATGGCTAAGGCGCAGAAGCATACGCATAAACTCAAGAGACATCGTTATAAGACGGGAGTAGCGGTATACTTCTGTACGATGGAAGACTGTCATTTCAAGATAGAAGTTGCATTAGCTTTTGGTAAAAGAGCATTGTGTAACCTTTGCAATAATGAATTTATTATGACTGAATATCATTGTAAATTGGATAGGCCACACTGTGATTCTTGTAGTAAGAGAAAGGTAACTGGAGAAGATGGAAAGAGTCATTATGTTAGACCAAACACCATTCCAGTCCTTACTTCAGTGGCTAACGAGAATAACGAGGACTTGCGTTCACGTCTTAATAGTATTGTTTCACCTATTGTCGATGAAGATATTTAGGTGTAAACACAACGATGCACATAAATGCCATGCAGATGGTTGGGTTTGGCTTGAGTGTGATGAGTGTGGCTGGCGAAGTAACGGCTGGAGAATATGATGAGATTCCTGACAAAGTTGATATTACTAATAGACAATTTTGATTTAGAGAAGGCTGAAGAACTTTCAATAGAAATACATGATGCTGAAGCATCTGGATATCTTCTTTACAGAAGAGAAGATAAATATTGGTTAGAGTTAACAGATATGATTCAAGCTGAATATTCCAAAATGAGGAAAAAGAATTGCCTTTAGGCGTTCCATTCAAAGATGCTGCTGGTAAGAAAGGTTCTAACCAAGCCGTTAATGCTCCGACAGCAGAGACTAATTTAACTGGTAAGGGCGAACGCTCAATGCGTAGAGTTCCGCAGCTTATCAATTGTCAATTTAAAAACGGCGGGTTCAGTCTTAAACTAGATAATGTTATTGGTCCTAGAGTAAGAGTTAAGAAAGTCGATATGGTTCGGTTTGCTAATTGGATACTAGCCGCTGTTAGGAGAGACAAATGAGTAGAGAAGACCATATTGCATGGTGTAAAGAACGTGCCATTGCAGAGGCTAGATTTTATCCAGATAAGCCTTGGCAAGGCATAATCTCGATGATGTCTGATTTGAGAAAGCATCCAGAAACTAACAATGAAACATTGGTTTCACTGTGTGCGATGCAGATGATGATGAAACCTAAGATGTCTCTACAAGAGGTAATCAACTTCATCAACGGATTCAACTGATGAAAGCTAGTGATATGATTGTCGAGGGTCAAACCTCGCTTTTATTCAAAGCTCCATATGGTCACGGCAAGACACTAGCCGCTGCTACATTTGCACTTGATGGACCAATCTGGCTAGCGTATTGGGATAAGAAGAAACCTATAGAATTAGAGAATTATTTCTACAAGATAGTCAAGCGACCAGACTTGCTTGAACGTATAGACTATGACGTGTATGGAGCACACAACGCTCACGAATATCTTAATAAGCTAATACAATTATCTAAAGACTGTCGTTATACTGCAATCATTAATGATTCAATAACGCAGATGACCAGTGGAGCCGTTAACTGGTCGCTCAACTTCAACGACACGCGTAAAGGCAAAGATAAATTAAAGATTATTCCAGACTTCGATGAGTACAAGGTTGAAACTAGTTTAGTTACACAGTCATTAGATATCTGTCGAAGTCTTCCATGTCATGTTATCTGGACATGCCATCCAGTTCCATCAATTAGGATTGAAGGCACTGGAGCTAGCATGAAAGTAACAAAGACAAATCCAATTGTAACATACGGTTCTAAGGTAGCCGGTATAGTCCCTGGCAATTTCAGTGAGATATATCATTTTGCTAAAATTAATAGCTGGGACAGCGCATCTGGTAAATCTACAACTAGATACGTTGTAGATACTGATGCTGTTGGTGATGACTTTGCTAAAAGTAATATTGGTCTGACTGGTCAGATGGATATTACTGATAGAATGTTCTATGAAGTGTGGAAAGAGAAACTTTCCGCACATAGAGCGGAGGTGAGAAGTGAGATAAAGAAGAAAGAAGAGACACCATTTAACCCATTTGATAAACCAACCGCAAGCTCAGATGTAAACCAAACAAAGTGGAGAACCTAACATGCGTGCTATTCTCACACCAGATGACCTAAAGAAAGGTGATTTGGCAGAGGTTGGCTGGCATCCAGCAGAAATCGTTGACTACGATGAGAGCAACGCTTCTGAAGATGCCAAGAACCCTGGCAGCACAAACTGTAATTTCTATTTCAAGATTATTGATGGACCAAATAAGGGCCTTACTGCCAAACGTCTATTCAATGAGACAGCACTTGGATTCGGCAAGAATCTGTGGAAGACTCTTGCATTTCCGTATGATGCTGTAAAAGGATATGAGTTGAGTACCGAATTGTTCAAGCAGACAATCGGTAGCAAGCTCAAAATTTATATTAAACGTGGCAAGAGCAACCGTGGTAACGAGTTCAACGACGTTACCGACTTTATGCCACTAGCGTAGTAGTTAGTTGCTGGTCCAGAGTGTGGTGCGGTGTGGTGAACGAGTAACTAGTTGGCATGTCAGCTATGCGAAATGTTCTAAAGCACCAAGACCGCCGAGTCTAACTGTACTAGGACCGAAAGGCTTCCACCTTGGGCCAGCTTTTTCTTTAGGAGAATTAAATGCCTGTTACCAGACAGAACATCGAAGATGCATTAGCACTAGCAATTGATGACGAGGCTATGTCAGACGACAATATTAGAATATATGAGATTGTCGGTATTACCAAGAGATTTGCCGGATTGATGGCAAAACTAGAAGATGAAGCTGAAGAAGAAGATGATGATGTAGATGATGATGATGATGATGATGATGATATTGATGAGGAAGACGGCAAAGGGTGAGAGCACCTCCAGTTAAACAGAACTGGATTGATAGATGCGTTGACATTCACAAATTTCACATTGAACAGTTAAAAGCTGAATCACATTGGACGATTGAGAACACAGCAACGGCTCTCAATCGTTCAACTGGTTCAATATCAGAAGATTTATTACTAGCTAACTGGCTCAAAACACACGACAAACAAATACGACGTTGTAGTTCAAGAAGAGATGCTCTTGCTTGGATACGTGTGCGTCAACGTGAGATGAGATTAGAAGAGGTTGATTTATGAATATAGATTTCAATCGAGATGATGATGTAACTTTATTACTTAAAGCATTAGATGGTGATGAAGAAGCCACTAAGATGTATTGTGGTTCGTACAAATTAGTGATGATTACTAGTAGCAGTGGAATGTATAGGACTAAAGAGTTACGTCCTGCATTTGTAGAAATTAAAGAGTATGTTGGTAGGTCTGTCTATGATAAAGACGGATTTCTTATGCCAGTATTTTGGTCTTTGCCAAGACTATAATGCCTAAAAACATTCTATATTTAGTTATTTGGCGTAGTGGACATGAAGAGAAAATATATGTAGAACATTGGTTAGAATTTGTTGAAATATTATCAAGATATGTTGAGAGATTGGGAATTCCAAATTTAATCTATAGAAAAGAATAATGCCTAGATACGTAGAAGGTATCGGACCGCTAGAGCCAGACCTAATGGCTATAGGTGAAGCTCCAGGTAGTCATGAGCATTTAACAGGTATACCATTCTCAGGTCCAGCAGGTGGCTTATTTGATGATTGTCTAGTTAAGGCTGGTATACGTAGGTCTGAGATTTATATAACTAATGTATCTAAGTATCAACCACCTATGAATGATATGGATAAGTTACATTTAATAGGAGTAGATTTAGACCAGCAAGCCGAGTTGCTATGGGAAAATGAAATAAGAAAACTCAAACCTAAATGTATTCTAGCTATTGGTCGCTATGCAATGCGAGCCGTTATGGGCTGGCAGATGCACGTAGAGAAACAAGACGCATATCCAATTACAAACTATCGAGGTTCAATACTAACGGCTAAGGATGGTGTTACAAAGGTAGTTCCGTGTATACATCCAGCCGCTCTGTTCAATCGCGGAGACAAGGGCGGCTTAGAATACACATATCTAAAGCTAATAGAAGCTGATATAGCACGAGCCGTTGAAGAATCAAAGACGAGAAGCCTTAACTTACCAGATAGACAGATAGATGTCTGTCATAACTCACTCGATTTGTTCAGGTTCTTTAGCAAATATGAAAAACTTGATAAGGCTACCACTGATATTGAATCTATTAATTGTGTTCCTGTATGCATCGGTTTTGCTTTCAACAGGCATCATGCAATTTCCGTACCGCTTTTGCGGAATATTGGTAAGCATAAACTTACTGACATGGGTGACTACGAAATGGATGAAATATGGAGATTGATAGACCAACAATTAAGACGGCTAAAGTTGATTGGTCAGAATATTAAGTACGATGAATTCAAATTAAATCTATTAGGATTTGAACTACCAAACGTCGTGTCGGATACACTGATAAAGACACGAGTTATTTTTCCTGAGTTGCCAGAGAAGAAGTTGCATGTTCAAAGCTCACTCTGGACCAGAGAGCCGTACTACAAAGAAGAAGGTAAAGAATTCAAACTTGGTAAGAGACCAGTTGAACAACTATTCAAATACAATGCTAGAGATTGTGCTGTCACACATGAAGTAGATGAGGAACAAGAAGATGACCTCATCTCTATGGGTGAAACCTATAATGTACCGTTAAGAGATTACTATTATAACTATATGATGAAGAAGCACAAGTTCTACATGAAGATGGAGAGCACTGGCTTCCGAATTGATATGGCTCGTAAGAGAGAACTAAGTAAGAAATATACAGAGATGGCTAAGGTTGTCCATGATAGGATAACAGCCGCTGTCGGTCACGAGGTGAACGTTAATAGTTATCCACAGATGTTCATGCTGTTATATAAAGAATTAAAGTTTAAGGCTATGAAGCGCAATCCAACTAGTGAAGAAACAATAGTTGCGCTGTTAGGAAATCATGCGAAGACAAAAGAGAGGAAAGATATCCTCACCGACTTACTTGAAGAGAGAAGAACTAGAACGCAAAAGTCACGATATATTAGTTTTAATCCGGATTACGACGGACGTTGCAAAACCTCTTTCAATATCTCGGCAACTGAGACTTGTAGGTCGTCTACATCAATTCTTAAGAAACCTGTCAGGCCCAAGAAAATTGGACTTGCGTACCATACTATATCCAAACACGGTAGGCTCGCAAAAGACATACGTTCTATGTTCATCCCAGACCCAGGATATGTCTTTCTTGGAGCCGACGCAAGTCAATGCCAAGCGAGGATAGTAGCTGTTCTCTCAGAGGATTGGGTCTTACTAGAAGCATTTGATAAGGTTGATATTCATCGAAGAACGGCTGGATTAATGTTTGGCTATATCAGAGAATTAATTCTTACAACTGATTTCATTCCAGTCGTAGATATTATGGATAAGGATGGTCCAGAAAGATTCTGCGGTAAGAAGACTCGCCATGCAGGTAATTTTGACATGGGTAAAGGTCGTTTCATGGTTGAGTTTAATACTGATGCTCAGAAGTTTGATATACCTATGTCCATTTCGGAGTGGCGTGCTGGACAGATGCTTGATATATTTCATGGTGCGTCTCCTCTCCTCAGAAGTAAGTTTCATCAAGACATCAAAGATTGCATCGGTTCAACAAGAACACTTATTGACCCTTTTGGCGGTGTACGTGTATTTAACGGCCGTATGGATGACCAAATCTACAAAGAAGGTTATGCCAACATTCCACAGAGAACGGAAGCACACTTAATTCAGAAAGCTGCATTAGCTATTGACGAAGAATTAAATGGCGATACTGCATTCATGTGGCTATCTGAAGACCATGATAGTTTGAAGATGCAAGCACCAGCTAATAACTGGGAACCATATGCTAGACTGATGAAGAAATATTTTGAGGTTCCTATTGATTTTTCTACTTATTGTTCGCTTAAACGTGATTACAAGCTAGTCATTCCATGTGAGATTGAAATAAGTGATACGAACTATGCGGAGATGAGAAAGGTGAAGATATGATTTATTACATGGTCAGACACAAAGCAACTGGCGAGTTCATGCCAGAATTAAAGAGAACCAGAGGCTACAGTCATTGGAATCCAGCTAAAGTTGATACTGTTGAGACACTTGGTAAGAAGGTACTAGGTGTTCCAAGATTATTTGCTAACCGCAAGAAAGCTCATAATTCTATAGTTCAATGGAATGCATGTCCAAATAGTTATGTTAGGGGTAGCCATAGCTATGATGGTGAGTGGGATGAAGACCTTAATGTTAAACCTGATGGTAGAACTAAAGAAGATTTAGAGATAGTTGAAGTTAACATTGAGGTGAAGATATGAAAGACATTACATTCTGTGAAGATGATGATTTTGGTATTTTAGCAAATTCTTCTGGTATGCCATACGTTGCTGTAAAATTAACTAAAGAACAAGCTAATGATGTAGAAAAATCAGTGGCTGGAATATATGAGATTGATGGTAAACAATTATTTAATATTAAAGATTCAAATGGAATACTTACTGGTGAGAAGATGCTTTACGTTGTCTTTGTAAAGAAATGATTTGCATTATTGCAGGCAACTACGAAGAAGCCAGAACATGGGCATATGGTCAACATTTATACCATGATGAATGGTTCTATCCAGCCGATTTGGACGAACTGAAACAACGCTGTAACTTCCACGTTGTAGTGGTCGGAACGGCTGGTCAGAACGTATCACCAGGATATTTCGAGAAGGTGTTTAATCTTGCACAGACAAGAGGAAGGATGAACAGAAAGTGAACCATATTCAAGTTGCATTGTCCGAAAGAGAATTAAGATTAATTATAATGGCAATGAGTGCCAGCCAAGTTCCAATGGATATTCAGAAGGAAACGTTTGAATTAGTCGCAAAATTAAGAAATGTTCTAGGTGAAGCAACTTAACTTTGTTGATTCACTAGTTGCTGAATGTTCACACGTCGAAACGCCGCACTCGTGGTTATGGTGGTCTTTCATCTCTTGTATCTCGGCAGCGGCTGGAAACAATTACTACCTGACCACTCTGAAAGGAGACTTAATATATAAGCCAAATTTGTATATCATGCTCCTTGGTGACAGTGGATTAGGTAAAGGCTTCCCAATCAATAGAGCCAAATTATTAGTAACCAAAGCTAATGTTACTCGTGTCATTGCTGGACGTTCAAGTATACAGGCTATCGTACAGGAGTTAAGCCGTGCCAAAACAGTCGAAGGAAAGCCAATTATTTCAGATAGTCGAGGATACGTGGTCAATGGAGAGCTATCTACAGCGATTATACAGGACCCTGATAGTCTCACAATCCTTACAGACTTATACGATGGTCACTATAATCCAGAATGGAACAATATGCTTAAAGGAGATGGTACCGAGAAACTTAAAAACCCATATATTACTGCGCTTTTCGGGAGTTCCCCTGCACACTTTTACGATAGTATTCC